CTTGACGAGGCTAAGATGACAGCAGAGATGTTAGAAATGGAAGTGGTTGAATGAATCTAAAACAAAAAATATTTCATATTGCTATGTGTATGGAAGCCGCTGACGGTGAATACATGAGAGGATTTATAGATGATTTATTAGAGGTGATTGAATGAGTGATTTACATAACGGGGCTTTAGGTCATATTCGCTACCCTAATTATTTTGAAGCATTAGAACAGAAAACTCATGCAGCAAAGAGATTTCCAAACGCAGCCTATTGCTTAAGTTGCAGACGTGTTTATCTGTTAGAGGACATAAACAAGTTGAACGGTGTATGTAAAGAATGTGAAGAGGTGATTGAATGACTGAATTAGAAGATATATATGATGCAGAGAATCACTATTGGACTAAGAATCTGAAAGGTTTTCTTACTATGACTGACGGTATTATGCGTCTGTTTGGTGATGATGAGCAGATATTCAAAGAACACATCGCTACTTTCATGTGGGATGTTGTGCGAGCCAATCTTAACGCTACTACTCATGCGAGAGATGAAAGCGAGATAGAGCATTGTGGTACATTCCTCAAGCAGAAAGGAGAGTCGGGTATAAGTCATCTGATTGCAGATGCATACCCTAGAGGTGGGCCACACGTAGATGCTTTCAACGCTTCACGCCAATCTGACTAAGAATAGAGTTAACTCTTTTTCCTCTATTATCAATTTCATCTTGGAGAAGGCTTTCTTGAGCAGAACTCATGGGTACTTCGGAATCAAAGACAGGTTGTACATATTCATCAAAAGGCATTTCATCTACCCTACGAGCAAAGGTTTCCTTCAACTCATCAGGGATTGAGTAATCCAAATCGAATCTTCGTGGTGTGCCTCTTGCCATATAATCAGAATAATATTCAGGTGATGACTTAGGGGGGCTTGTAGGGCCATAGAACATCGGGTCATGTATTTTATCACTACCATTAACTCTCATGTAGTTCGGCCTCTTAAGGTCTGCAAGACCAAGTGCTTCAAGTAAAGCACCATACTCAGGATTATCGTACATTCGCATCATGTTTCTTCTACTATCAGCCATGTGTTGAGCATGATTTTCGTCATCGGGATATGGAACGCCTCTTACTTGTTCGGATAGTATAGGACTACTATTACCAAACCTAGATTCTATATTCATGTCAAAGGGTAGTGTCTGTGGTATTAATTTCTGTCCAGCGAATAGTCCTGTTGGTTTCAACAGTTCATTGAAGTACGTTTCATCTGCTGTGCTTGCGCTACCTACTTTGGTAACATTAGGGTCGCCATCTTTACCATATACATATTGATTTGCCCCTGAGCCGAGAAACTCACCCTCAGAAGGTTGAAACGATTTCAGCAGCAACCATGCTTGCTCAAATGCTTCATTCATAGTGTGTCGTAAACGTGTTGTATAATAGAGATTTCTAATGATAAATAGGATAAATACGTGTTTGTTTTATAAAGGTCTTAGATTCAAGCATAATATAGAGCGTGGAAAAAATGAAAGTGAACATGAATTGGCAAGCAAATGAATACGCCACTAGACTATGTTTAGAACTAGGTCTAAAACATAGTGATATGTGGAAAATATTAAACAATTATAACTTGATATTGAGACATGATGTTTGGGTATCTCAAAGGTCTAACAGAGGTTTATTGGTGGACTGTGTATACCTATATTGTAAAAAAGAAGGAATGTATATTAGTATAGAAGCATTAAAGAAAGTAACTAAAAAAGAGTTTGGTGTCAGCACACAAGCAAGACCTAGTAGATGGTGTGATAATAATGAACTTCAATTCTTTATCTAGTGTGTGTGAAGAACATAGGTTAGGTAGGAAAGACCCATTAGTTAGTAAATTAAAAAATATACCCGACCATGAATTACGTCATGCTTCAACATTATTGTTTGGAGAAGGTGTAAACGTATGGAGTTATCAAAAGATGATAACACATATAGCAAAAGAGATGGGTATGTTTACAGAAGTAGTTAGTGATATAGCATCAACTAAGAAAGAGTTAATTTCAAATCTATCTAGTGAGAGTATAGGTAATGGAAAAAAGTTTTCACTCACTGAAGCAGCGAACACATTACGAATATTTTCTCAAGGTGAAACAAGTTTTATGGATTGTGCTAAATTAATGAATCAAATAGAAGCGAAGTTATTTTGGTCTACACTATTAGGTGTAAGGAAACCAATAACAAAAGAAACTTTCATTATGAATACATTAAGAAATGGTGTTACTAAAGGAAACATAATAGAGAACAATTACAAAGGTAATGATTTTCAATTGAATAAAGTAATTAATATTATGATTCATACACCACATTTAATGAGTACAGATAACCATATAATATACAAACGTAGACCGTTAAAGAGATGGACAGATAAAATTATATTAACAGAATATAACAATGGTTATACACAATTAATAGAAGGAAAAGGCAATAGAGTCCTAACCACGTATGATGGTTTTATTATTGAACATACAATAGACGGAGTGATATATGATGTATATTTCTTTGATGATAAAGAACTAGATTTACTAAATAGGTTAGATAAATTAAACAATAAAAATATACTAGAGGATTATATTATTTGTTTTCCAAAACCTATCCCTTCATGGATGATAGTTGAAGAGTGGGCTAAAGGTAATACTGTTAGATTTCCTAATATGAAAGCATATGAACCACATACTTTAGGTGGTTACATATTAGTATTAAATGATTTAATAAGAAGTGTTAGAATATCTCATTACTACGCAGATGAGAATAGTCTAAAGATAGGTATGGAGATACTTGATGGTACTGATTTTATGTTATGCGGTGAAATAGAAATACAAGATATGGATAACAAGGGGTATTTTTACAGAACCATATCTAAATACAACATAGAGAATCAAATAAGAAACGAGAGAGTCTTACTTGGAGATGATGTGTGTATAGTAATGGATATTGTTTCTCCTAGTTTTGATACTACCACAAGAACCTTCAGACAACCCACATTCTTAACCTTCGATTCAGAAAAAGGTATAGGTGAAATATCACAACTAGTAGATGTGATGGTGTAAACATGGCTGATGAAAGTTATTGGATAAACATAGGTAGGATGTTTCACACACTCAACTTTCATTGTTTTTTGAAAAGACGACCTAATTCAAAACTAGGCTATCACTTACAAATGAAAGTTGTAAACCCTCATGACGATGTGCAAGGAAATCCTTTGGCAACAATATTAGGAAGTAAAAAAGAAGAATATACTTCCCGTAACGATTTAAGGAAGATTATTTTATTCATTGAGAAGATAGATAATTCGTATTCTTTGAACCTTAAAGTTAAGGAAAAAACAAACTACAAGTTGATTAAATATTGCTTAGATAACCCACCGAATTATGAAAATTGGGATGCTTTTGTTGCTTGGGTAGAAGAAGTAGAAAAACAAATTAACGAAATTGACTTTATAAACTAACAACTTTCTTTTATAAAGGTCTTTGTTTATAACATACTAATGTGGGCCGAGAAGATAAGACCAAAAAATGTTGATGAGTTAGTGGGTCAAAATATATTCACCGATGATTTAAGAAAATGGAAAAATATTAACGATGCACCAAGAGCCATAATATTAGCAGGGCCATCAGGAACAGGAAAAACATCAGCAGCCTATGTTGCTGCCTATGAGTTATTAGGAGATTCTTTTAATGAGCATAATTTCACAATAACAAATGGCTCAGATGAACGGGGCATTGATTTTATTAGAAACGACTTAAAGAATCTAATGAGAATTAAACCTATAGATGTAGAAAGAAAGATAGTAGTTATTGATGAGGCTGACGGTCTTACCCCTTCAGCCCAAGATGCTGCTAGACAAATAATAGAAACGTATTCTCACAATGCTTTGGTCATCCTAACTGCTAATGAGTTAGAGAAACTAAGACCCGCTATACAGTCTAGGTGTACTGTTTACAATTTCAGACCTGTTGTTCCTAGCATTGGTGCTGGTAGATTATGGGAAGTATTGAGAGAAGTGGGTGCAACTGATGAAGTTTTAGAAGCATGGACACCACATCTAATACCCCTTGTGGAAATGATGCAGGGAGACATGAGAGGTTGTATGAATCTTTTAGAATCTGTAAGTCCTGAAAAAGAATCACTAGGTAAAAGATTGGAACATTTATCTAATTTAGAATCTGAAGATGGTGCTGAGTTTATTTTAGACGGTAGGTATATGAAACTTAGAAACTCATTACACAAGAAACTGAATGAAGGAATGCCTTTGAGGTCAGTAATGAGAAAATTGTATTATGATATAGAAAAACAGTTTTCAAGAAGCGAGTCCGACAAGGACAAATTATTCGATGCTATGGCGGCTTACGGCCAAATTATGGATAAGATATATGTATGGCCGATGTCCGACAAAGCATTCTGCGACTTTATGGTTGCAACAATAAGAAAAGAAAACCAAATAAAAGAAGAAAAAGGTGAATAAATATGACGGAAGAAAAGAAAATGAATCCCTTTATGGGAATGAAAGAACAACAGGCGATGGAGCCTCAATTACAGGTAAAAGAATTACCTGATGAGGTTAGAGAGCGCATTAAGAAGCACTCTGAAAGAACAGGTGAAACCTATGATGATGTGAAGGAATACTACCTCACTAGCATCAAAGAGATATTCAGTTGTGACAATTGGGAAGTTGAAGATGAAGACTTGTTGATTGATTGGACTGAATCTGTGTTCGTGCAGAGCAGAAAAGGCTCCACACAAGGTAGCAATACATCTGTGTGGGTTGGACACTTCTTAGGAGTAGACGGAAAGGTAGGAAACAGAGGGGAAGGACTAATCAATTGGTTGATTAGAACATTCAGAGAAAGCCCCAATGATTTCTTTGCTACAGGTAATGGACACTACGAAGCAAAAGAAGGTATGTGGACAATAAAAACACAAGACTCTGTAATAGACACAGGAGAGTCTACAGAGAATCCACCTTCTGTGGGTATCAATGTAGGCGGTAATGATTATGTTGCCTTCGTATCAAAGAATGGCTATGCTTACAGCCGTGATGAAATGGGGCGCTATTCTTGGTTCTTAGGACACAACAAAGATGGGTTCCAAGAAACAGGAGACATGGCTCTATGGAGAGTTGACATGAAAGATGACGACACACAGAGAGCAATTAGAGTTGGTGAGCCTTGTATGATACAGGTAATGCCACCTAAAGATGATGAAACAAACGACTTCAGAAAGACAATCCTAAACACTAGAGAAGGGTTTGTTGATACCATACAATACACAAACGATTTCGTTGATGAAGATGAAAAGAAGTTGTTGAAGCCCTCTACCTTTTGGGTAGATAGCAGATTCCATGATTACTTCGTGCCCTTAGAGGACTTTGATGATGCTTTCAGAACAAAGAAAGAGGTAACAGCACAGGGCAACGCTTTCGGGCCTCTTGTAACCACAAAAGGTAGAGTGGTTAGAATGAGCACAGAGTCTAGAGAGAGTGAGTATGATGAAGATGGTAGGTCATATTCATTCAGTATATCTTCTCAAGCCCTACAGAGCAACAAGGGCGTAGGCAGAGGCTCAGAAGTCTTCTGTAACGTGGGAAGCGCGGTGCACGACTTAACCAATGTGTTCTCTTTCAGAGATGCAGACGGCGAGTTGGTGGAATATGCAGAAGGCACAGTTTTGTATCTATTCGGAAGGATAGGTATGATGCAAAGCAACGGTGAAGAATATCCAAAGTTGAAGGTCATGGGGGTCTATGCTAATCCTAGACTAGCCCGCAGACGAGTAGGCGGCGGAGACACAGACACAACACAGTTCAGGTGATTGAATGAATAAGAAAGAGTTAGAAACAAAGGTAGATGAATTAACAGTAGAAAACAACCAATTGAAAGAGTTTGTAGAACTCTACAAGGCTGAGAATGCGAGGCAATTGCTTCAACTTCAGATGCTAGAGAGATATGCTAACGCCGTTATGGGAAATGGTCGTGCACTTGTTCAAGAGGTTGAGACATTGAACAACGCAACGAGTAGTGAAACACAATGAGCGGTTTTGGAAACTTGAAGAAGGTTGAAGATGGAGTAAAGGACACTCAGAAGCAAAGCGACTTGAGAAACATCTCACACGAGAGAGTAGACCCCTTTGCGGCTATATCGGCTGAGATAGCGGCTGCTAACGACAACATAGGACACACTCTTACGGCTTTGATAGGTCATGAGAACACAGGTAAAACCGCTGTTGTTACATACGCCCACAAGTTGTATGTGCAAAGTAGGTTAAAGGAAAACCAAACACCAAAGCAACTAATGTGTATAGACTTCGATGGAGGCGCTCAAGCAAATAAGAGTGCCTTCCATCCCGAAATGGAATCTATAGTTTGTTTAGACCCCTATGTATACACACAAGATGATAGGACAGCAATAGACTACCCTGCCACACACGATAGAGTGATGAAACTACTACAATACTGTGTGCATAATCATGAGAACCTTTGGGGCGTTTTAATCACAGGTGTAGACGGTTGGGATGCCGTGTGTATTAACAACATGAGAATACAAGATTTAGGGCTTGCGAGAGATGCTATATCAGCAGCAGATATACGAGGTCAAGGAAAGGACTCTAGAAGGGTCGAGTTTCAGTGGGATTGGGGAATCCGCAGAACTAGGTTCCATCAGATGACTACGCTATGCAGAGGACTTGTTAAGAAGGGAATTAAGGTATTCCTTGAGACACACCTTGCAAAGCAAGACGATGAGGATAGAAGCAGCATTAGAGGATGGCGACCCGCATGGGAGAAATCCACAGCAGGTCTTGTATTCCAAATCCTTTTGTTTGAAAGAGAAGATGTTTACGATGATGAAGGCAACTTAACCAATCAGGTGTTTACCTCTACATACGAAAAGAGTAAGACCAACGCAAACCTACAGGGTCAGAGAAGAACCATTCTGACTACAGAGGTTGGTGGAAAGCCAAAGTGGTATGGTCTTCAAGAACTAAATGACGGCACTCTGTGATTGCGTATGGTTAAGGTGGTGCTCGATGTTAAGGAATGGATTACCATTCTATCATCATTTGGTGATATAATCAATGACATCGAAATCAATGCTACGAACAAGGGATTACAATACCTTGTTGGACACTCTACACATGCTGTAAGGTATAGCAAGTCATACGAAGGGGCTGTTAAGGCCACAGGTAAGATTGCTTTTACTGATTTGAAGAACACTATGGCTTTTCTCAAGAAGTCAAAAGGCGATGTTACAATATCACAACTGAGCAACAAGATAGTAATACAGAATCAGAAAAAGAGTATCAGTATACCATCTTATGAGTGTAAAAGTGCTCAACTATCCCAAACTCTCTCTAGGCTTCTAGTAGAATCAGAAGAAAGCGGTTGGGAGAAGTTCGGTAGAAAGGTAGTATTGAATTGCCATGCAGAAGCAGACTTCTCTGAGTTAATATCATCACTTTCGGTAGCAAAGGGTTTAGACAAAGAATCCGACTATCTTATCAAATACAATGCAGAAGAAGATGAGTTGGCATTACAAGTGAAGAAAACAGGTGGTATATCTTTTACTTGTTTTGTCAACACTACAAACTCAGAGGGAGGTAATGGCACCGTATCAAGTTCCTTTGGTAAGTGGTTGTTGGATGCTCTCTCTTGTTTGAGCAACGGTAATTCTCAATTTCATTTAGGTAACGGAACGCCTCTCATAATTCTTCAAGAAGGAGATGAATGGGAGAGGACTGTGCTTATCATAGACCAAGAGTGATAGGTATGATAGTTGATGCAATATACCCAACAGGTCACGGTCTATACGCTCAACCATCAATATACATGAGGACTAGAGATGAGCATGGTAACACACATGTTCAGATAACCAATCCTGAAGATGAAGGTTACATTAGACCATTCTGTTGGCTTCCTACCTCTACAAGCCCTAGAAGGCTATCTAGGCTTGCTGCTACAGTAGAGGGGGTTAGATTCCACCATGAAGTAAAAGCAGTGGGTAGAAACGGCATTAAATTATACAAAGTCAGTTTTGACAACCCTCGTTCTCTTTGGGATATAATCAATATGACAGAGACTTATGAGGCAGAGCATCCGTGGGAAGACCAAATCCTCTTTCATAGGTTCTCTGAGAAGAGAAGTATACCCGACTTTCATCCTAGAATATGGTATTTCGATTTGGAGTGGGATGTGAAAGAAGATTTTACCACTGTCATGGCTGTTGATGATACCCACGCCGAACATCCTATTGTTTTTGCTTGGAGCGAACAAAGTGTAGGTATAGAAGGAGTAGAGATTGACTTCATCGAGAGGGAGGGTGGTTATGAAAAGAGGCTATATGGCTCTGAGAAAGAGATGCACGATGGCTTCCTAGACCACTTAGACATGTGCGACCCTGATATACTGATAGCACACGCCATTTGTTGGGCCGATTTACCCCATCTAATGAGAAGACTAGACAATCCTGACAGACTTAGCCCCGTTGCTGAAGTGATTAGACCTAACCCAAAAACAGGATTTTACAGAGAAACAGCACAACCGATAAAGGGGAGGTTAATCCTAGATACTGCGGCAATGGGGAGTTCAGGTAGTGGTATTGAAACATTATTTCTCAAATCAGGTAGAAGCCTACCCAACAGAAAACTGCAAACCATAGCAGAAGAACTAGGTTTTGAAGGAAAGATACAAGCAGATGAAGAGGGAAACAAACTTGATGTCAAAACTTGGTGGCGCACTCATTTTGACTTGTTCGTTGATTACTGTTTAGTTGACACCACTGTTCTGAGAAAGGTGTGTGAGTCCGTTAACTTCGTGCCTTACTTCTTGGGTATGCAGAAGTTATGTGGTGTGAAGATTAGTAGCACACACAATGTTACTAACTACATCAGAGGTTTGTTTGTTAGGGAAACTGATTTGAAATCACCTAGTAGAATGAGAAAAGAAAGAGATGCGTTAAGAGCCGCTAATGTATTCGCTTTGAAATATGGATTATTGCCGAATGTCTCTTTGTTAGATTTCAAATCACTATATCCAAACTTAATCAGGGCTTTCAACCTATGTCCCACCACTAAACGTAGTAGGGGCGGAGAGGGCATCATAGAAGCCCCTGATGGTTCTTTTTGGGACATCACACAGAAAGGCATCCTTCCTTCTGTCATTGAGGATTTGCTTGAGGTGCGAGCAGAATACAAGAAAATGATGGAAGAAGCCACTGACAAAAAGGAGAAGAACAAATATGACATGTTGCAGTTAGCAGCAAAAGTAAATGCCAACGCCTGTTATGGCTATGTATCGCAATCAAAGATTGGTGGTATGTGGACAGACCCCGATGTGGGCGCAGCCATCACAGCCGCAGGGCGTAAAGCCGTAGACACCCTCAGAGGGAAAGCAGAGGGGTTAGGCTATCCTGTAGCAGCGGGTCACACAGATTCGTGCTACATACAGATTCCATTCAACGAAGTAAAAGAAGCAGTTGATTTATTCAATGAGGAAATAAACGAGGACTTGAACACTAGAGGTCTTCTTGAAGTTGAGTTTGAGGCTTACTTCGATTACTTCTTCATAGGGAGAGGTAGACAGGGTAAAGGTAAGAATCGAAACTTTGGTCTATACACATGGCCTGAGCATAAGAGAAACCAATTGAAAGTGACAGGTTATGAACATAAATCGGCCAGCGCATCTCCTATTACAAAGGAAGTTCAAGATATTGTTTTCAGGTCAGTATCTATCAATGAAGATGAAGATATTGTATCAGATAAGATTAGAGAAATATCGTTAAAACTCAGAAACGGTGAATATGATTTAGATGATATTGCCCCTTATGGTAGATTAGGTAAGGCACACTACGAGGGTATTCCGCCTATGGCCGCTAGGGGGATGTTATACTACAACGATAACTTAGACCCATCAGAACCCTTCCGTGTGGGTGAAAAGGGTCAATGGTTGTATGTGGCTAAAACGCCCCATGATATGCCCTACAGCAAGTCTGTGGCCTTCAGAAATAGTGAAGACATTGATGCTTTCACTGTAGACTATTCTACTTGTGTTGAGAAGTTTATCAAAAGCAAGATTGACACAATATACAAAGAACTAGGTTGGGATTTATCCTACGCTTGTGGCGAAAAAATACCCAAAAAGTATTGGTGATAAAATGAGAAGTAAATGTGAATGCGGTAGACTATTGAATCTAACAGATTGGCATTATGGTAGTTGTGTTAATTGTGGAAAAACTATTGACTACAAAACATGGAAAGTAACAGGAGATGCAAACAAATGAGCAGAATAGAGGATGAAGTATGCAAGAAGATACTAGGTAGAGCGGAAGTAGGTAAGGAGAAGTATGGGGTAACTATGGAAACCGCACCACTAACAAAGTTAGAATGGTTGATACACGCACAGCAAGAGGCTATGGATTTAGCAGTTTATCTACAGAAACTAATAGAGATGGAGGAAGGGGAATGAGTTTACACAAGTTTAATCCTAACGATAAAGGCTTCACAGAAGAAGCCACGTATCTCAATGAAGAGTTAGAAGAATCTTACAAACTAAGCACTTATGCTTGGCAACCCGGTATGGTTGATGATGATGGTAACATGCTGAAGTTGAGAATGACTAAGAGCACACTAAGCACTTTCAAGATATGTCCTAGACAGTATTACTATCAGTATATTCTCAGATTACCACAAGGTGAAACCATACCTATGGTTAGAGGAACCAATGTGCATAACGTGGTTGAATACTTTTGGAAGCAAATCAATGAAGAAGTCTTAGAAAATGTAAAAAAGTTGTTAGATGAAAACAAACAAATAACAGCGAAGAAATTATTGGAAGGCTTCTTGACTAAACCCGAAAGTGGTTTTCACTACAATGAAGGGGTGGTCATAGAACAATGGTTTGATTGGAATTGGATGAGGTTGTTGGTGTGTTATGCAGAGGACATAATACATCTTTGGCAACCCGTTGGTAATGAATTAGAAGTTCACGCTATGGAAACTCTAGAGGTGGATGGAAAAACAATTCCTGTCCACTACAAGGGATATGTAGACCGTGTGTTTGCAGATGGACAAGGTGGGTTTATCTTGATGGAGTTGAAGACAGGTAAGTGGATGGAAAGACCTTACAAGTATTCAGGCATGAGATTTGAAATGGAGTTCTATAGACAAATGTTAGTTAAGTCCGACCATTCAAAATACCTACCTGTGACCCAATGGGCGTGGGAATACCCCTACGGTCAAGTCAATGGGGGTGATGGTGCTACTTGGGTTATTGAAGACACCAAAAGACTCTCAAGATATGCCACCAAATCAATAAAAACAGTCAGTGAGAAACTGATTAGGGCACATTTAAACAATGATTTTCCACCAAAACATACAGAAAACTGTAAAGCATACTGCCGCTGCACCACAATGCCTTGTGGCTGGTGTGATTATGTGGATATATGTCCGGGTTGGAACATGATAAAGGAGATGACACTATGAAATGGAAAGATATTGTATTGAATAATGAAAAAGATTTACACAAACACAAGATTGACTTAGATAAAATGATAGATAGCACAACAAAGGAAATAGACAAGATGGTTTTGGCTAACGATGTGTTAGTGCAAGACTTTCCTAAATTACCAAAAGTGAATGTATACCTTAACATGGATGGGAAAGAGAGAATTAGGGTTGCTAATGGTTATCAAGAAGACCTGTATGGTGGAGGATTCTATGCTTTTGATGTAGCGGTGAATCCAAAAGAGTTCATACAATATGGTATGAATGCACCATCCGTTATTGCAAACAAAGCCATGATGAAATATATGAAAATGTTACGAAAGTGATTACATGGCTTTCGTAGAATTGGACTACCCTAGAGAAGTCTTAGAAATAGGTTTCAACGGGCAAAAGGGCTTCAGGCGCATTGTGCATAGCGCAAAAGACCTAGAGAGATATTGGAAAGGTAAGAACGGTTTAGGCAATGTCTATTTCACAGCATATGGATATAGAGGCACAACACCTCCAAAACACCACAGAGTTGACTACAATACACCCATAGTCAGGCATTTTGTTTTGGACTTCGACTGTAAGGACTTCAGAAACAAAGGCAGGGATGTCGAGTTCGCATTTATGCACGAACAAGTAAAGAGGTTACACAAACACCTTCTTAGAAACAACATTGAACACTATGTTTGGTTTTCGGGTGGTGGCTTTCACTTTTGGATTCCCATTAAGGACAGAATACTACCAAACTCAGGTTTAGAAGTAAGTAGAATAAAAACAGCAGGTAAGACACTAATAGCAAATTGGAATGAGAAACTAAACATATCTTGTTGCGACCCCACTGTGGCTTTCGATTTCGCTGGTATGATTAGAATACCCAATTCTTACAACTTCAAAAGAAAGTGTTGGATGATTCCCTTAACATCAGATGAAATAATGGAATTAAATCACTATGACTATCTAGATGTGGCTCAAGAGGCTAGAGTTGGTTATATCGAATTGGTGGAAAGCGGGGAACCATTGCATCTAGAACTTCCCAAGAAAAAAGCAATTGTATTCAAGAAAAGAGAAGAGAAAAGGGATATGCCCGATGTCTCTTTTGGTAAAATGTTGATTCTTCCTTGTTTAGCACAAGCAGCATTGGGGGAAGGAAACCCCATACACAAAGCAAGATTTCATTTAGTAAATTATCTAGCGGCTAGGTTAAGGTGGTTCTTATCCCCTGAGAGTGTTACAGATGAAGACAAAGTAGAACACATAGAAAAGATTGTATCAATTTGTGAGGCTCAAGGATGGGTTGATTTTGATAAAGATATTACCACCACACAGGTGAGCAGCATAGTGAATGGGGGTTATTCCTTGAGTAGTTGCAAGACTCTAATCAACGAGGGTTTGTGCAGCGGCATTTGCATGTATTATGATGGCACAGCAGGGGAGATGATATAATGAAAAACAATCTAATATGTCAGTGGTGTGGCACAAAAACACATTGGGGGCACGATAGAAGAAATAAGTGCGATGCTTGTGCGGGGATGTGATTTATGTTCTATGCTGGTAACTCCCGCAAATGCGCTGAGTGTGGTGCAAAACTATCAACTAGAAACCTATCTTCAAGAAAGAAACAATTTACTAATCTATGCCAACGGTGTTTTTCTCACCCACCCCCAAAATATAGGTGTAACGCCACCACTGCGAAGGGCACTAGATGTAGATTAAGGGTTACGAGCGAGTTCAAAAAGTTCTGTAGTTTACACAGTAGGAGCGATTAACCGTGCCTAAACCGGATTTAATTATTGATAGCAATGAAAGAGGCTCTCTGTGCGACTCAGTAATTAGAAGAGCACAAAGAGATGGGTTAGTTGTTCTTAGGAAGCAATTAGTGGTGGGTGACTATCTTTCAGGAGCGGCCTGTATAGAAGCCAAAAGCATCAATGATTTATTCCTTTCAAGCCATAGTGGGCATCTATGGAGACAACTAGAAAACATGGATATGAACTATGAAAGATTCTTTCTATTGGTTCATGGCTCAATAGCGAAGTATATTGCTATGGCTAAGAACAATGGCAAGAGAGTTAGTTATTCTAGAGTGCAAAACGAACTATTAGGCACGATTGCTAGAGTAATGTCTGATTTTGATTGCCAAGTTTTCTTCACAGAAAACACATCAGAGGCTGCTATGTTCATTGTTAAATTACACGACAAGTTGCATAAACCCGCATCAAGACATGGGGCTAAGGCAATCAAAAGAGTGAGCACAAACGATGTTCGTTTGGATATGCTGTTAAGCATACCCGGCATAGGCAGAGAGATGGCTGAGAAGTTGTTGGAGAACTGTGGTTCGATAGAAGAAATGGCTTTCCCTGAATCCCTCAAAATGATAAAGGGATTGGGGGAAGTTCTCAGAGGAAGAGTCGTTGAGGTAATAACAAGCGAAGAACCTGTGATAATTCAGCGTAAAAAGAAAAGTTAATTTTTATGGAGATAATAATGGAAACATTGGAATCATATATAGACTGACCTCGATAGGGGTCAAGTTATGCGTAGGGCTGACCAATACAAAGCGACACAAAACTACCCTTTGTTCAAGGGTTATCTAGACCACTTCAATTCAATTTCGATTGATAATGAAATACCGGGAATGTTATCATTCTTCTTTATTCAAGGACAGATAGCAGTGCCGTATGTTCGCATTCCGTGGGGTAGCACACACCTTGACC